AAAGGGAGTGGCGGCTCCTGCAATATCACCAACCATATTATACAATCCTTGCGTCCTTGCCGCATCCGCCGCAACGTTCGCACCATACATACTTGCTTCATTAGCCGCCATCTGTGAAATGAATCCAAGTCCCGCTTCGGGGTTGAGATATTGCGGACCACTTGACAATCCGTACTGGGCTTGTCCGAACACTTGTCCGGCTTGTCCCAAGCTACCACCACCCGCACGGTTGAGAAGAGCGGCAAATGGGTCCATCGTGGTACTCGCCTCCAAGCCAGCCAATCGTGTGGATGCATCAATGAATCCGGCAGTCTGAGCCTGACGCAAACGCTCGGCATCCATGTCCGCTCCGACCTGGCGAAGTTCCTGTTGCATACCTCTGCCCAAATCTCCACTTTGCAAGCCCGCTTCTTGTCCGAGTATTTGACTTGCAAATGCGCGGTTTTGCATACGGCGTTGATTATCCTCGGCAACGCGAGCTTGGGCTTCGGCAATCGCTTCCGACTGATCAAAGGTTCTACCCATCATGGTTGCCCTTGCCCTTGCGGCTTCGGCAATTTGTCGCTCTTCTCGCTCGGTCAATCCCTCACCTAGCGCATCACGGGCGTCCCGAATGAGCCTTGCGCGGAGCGGATCGACTTGTATGGTTTCTCCAATCGTTGTAGCGCGTCCAGCATCCACGTCCGCTTGTGTCGCAATATCATCAAATTGAGCCAATCCCGCATCAGTACCTAATGCCGTTGGAGCAACAAACTTTGGGTCTTGGAATCCCGCGCTTATCATATCTCCAACTTGTGTGGCAGTTCCTGCCTTTACGTCGTCCTGTGTAGCTGGTCGAGTAAGTCTGTCTTGTTGCGCTCTAAGCACTTCCCGCGCACCCGCAAGCGCTTCAGTCGTACCCGGACGAAAATCTGCCATTACGTCTTGGAAACGATTCGACAAACGCTCGACGTCCGCAAGATCGGCTTCGCGCTGACGGGATAAGTTTGCCCGTTGTACGTCCTCCGCAAGCGCGGAAAGACCAAGAAAGTTTCCTTGCGCGTCAAATCCGGCCTGACGACCCGTATCAACGTTTGCAAATTGTGGAGCCGTCAAATTTCCGATTCCAAACTGCTCGCTTATTTTCTGCAAATCTCCGTCATTATCGTCCAAAATCTTACGCCCAGCTTGTTGTTTGGTAAGTCCGTAAAACGGATTCGTAGGATCATTTTGCGCACCTTCGTACAACGCTGACAATTCAGGATTTTGCTCAACGAGTTGCAACCCACGCTCATCCCTTGAGAGTCTGCGGGTCTCCATGACGTTACGCCTGTCGCCCAACAGGTCGATCATGCCGTCACCTTCGCGGACAACCTCACCTTCTTCTAAAAGTTTACCCGTATTTGGATTCGTGAAAGTAAATTCAGTTGCAACCTCCTTTCCTTCATCGATTGTGTCGCGAAGCTTACGGAACTGTTTATTGATTTCTATACGAAGAGATTTTGTTTGTTCAGTAAGATTCTTGTCTGTAGTCCTGTTTGCAGTATCTCCAAATTCTTCTCCTCCTACTGGATCACCAACAAATACTCCTTTTTCATTATCAAAAATTTGAAAAGTTGGTTGAAGACCCGATACGGCTGGACTACCAGTTCCCGCTCGGCCCGCAATTTTTCTTTGGCCCGGACTAAATTCTCTGCCACCACTAATCTGTAAAACTTCGTACCTACCACCATCTAGGGTTGTAGGTTCTCCGTCCTCACCTAAGACGACTTCCGCGCCCCGTATTCCAAACTTTACCTCACCCGTATCAGGGTCTTCCACCCGCTCAACCCTTCGCTCAGTACCAAGCAAAGTCTGCCGAAGGACATCGGTGTCGATCTGTGCGGTTTCACGACGAAGCGGGGCTTCGTACTCGCGTACCAATTCCCTGAGTCCACCTGGGAATTGACTAAAGTCTGCCTCTCCTACTTCTGTCCCTGCTAATAAGGCAACTTGTGCCTCCAACGCTTCGCGCATTCCTTCTCCGTATGACGGAACCGGCGGTTGATTAAAATCTGGACCTGACATATTATTTTCTCCGTATAATTTTATTTAAATCGTAAAACCTAATTGGCTTTTTTTTATTTTCCCTTGCCCATCCCACATAAGGCAATTTGTAAGGCATGAGATTAATCCAGTAAGGAATGCAATCTTCCCCTAAAGCCATGTGGACAAACCATGCGTTGGGATTACTCACCTTCCATTGCTCTGCGGGAGGAGTGTTACTATCCTTATCTACCGTTTTTGCCAAAATGAAACTTGTTGGAGTCTTATGCACGTATCCATAATTCATATATACGGATATGTCCTTGAACATATCCATCGAGCATTCCTCATACAAATCCTTTACTTTTGCCAAGATGCTCATTGCTCTAAATCCTTGGTTGGAATTTCTCCCTCGTATTGCATAAGCCAAAGAACAAACAAACGATGAATCCCATCGGCAATCTTTCCGTCTTTGAGAAGTATTGGATTCTGTATGCCATTTTTTTTGATGTCGGCGGCTAATGCAAAAAGCGGAAAGGACTCTTTTGCCACACGGTCCCAATCAACTGTGTGCGGTCCTTTGTTTAATAACTCTGCTACCTTCATGTCGATATATTCGCTCCCAATGCAACGACCTTCCAATTCGAACCATCACTCACCGCAACCGTAGCCGCGCCTGAGTTCCCATCCGTTACGAATATTATTTGCCCCGCAGGACTTGCGGATGGTACGCCAGCCACATTGTAAGTCTTCAGCGTAATCAGCGTGTCGCTCATTGTCCCTCCGGTTATCGCAACCGAACCACTTCCTTGTGTGGCAATCGTGCCAAGGCCAAGGTTTGATCTTGCGGCGCTCGCGGAGGTTGCATTCGTACCACCATCGGCAATTGCAATGGGCGAACTCAACCCGCTCACCGTTCCGCCCGTGATGGCAACGTTGCTCTCGTCTATCGTAACGGTTGGTTCGCCAAGTTGATTGAGCGAGGCGGCTGTAACGTCAACGCCCGTATTAAACGTAAATCCCCGCTGAACTGACGCAGTGATGGCCATTAGGTAACCGTCCTCCTTGCGTTCAATCCGTTGGCAATCGCTTCCAAGCTAATGTGTCTAAAGCTCGGTCTTCCCGCAGTCACGTCAATTTGAACTGAAGCCCCATAGCCCCGAACTCTACCAGTTCCGAATCTAAACAACGCTTCTTCGGTCCCCGAAGCGGTATGCGAAAATACCGTGCTTGTAGTATCGGGATCAATCGTATTTACCTTGATTGTAAAGGCATCGGATGCCACGGTATTCGCTCCGACCTGTCCACGCCTCCAACGTTTGACGTCTACGCTATTAAAAGTAAACGAACGAGTCTTGAGTTTTCCCGCAATTGCAGTCGTTCCCGATTCCGAAGTCGATCCAATCTTACGACCCGAATCATCGGTATTGTTTTCTTCCATCAGATAAAACCCCGTGTCATTGCATGCAAAGAGTCTGCGCTTGGTCGGATTACTACCGTGTGAGCAAATTACCCAATCATCAACGTGAAAAGCTAAATCGCCAAACATTGCAGGATAATCGTCTTTGCTTATCCATGTGGAAGTTAGAAGGTCATATACGAATATTGCATTTGGTACGGTCGAACTCTCCGTAGGTACTGCGATGTAATATTTGTTGTCATGTACGACTCCACATGATTTGTCCGCATGGGCAAAGTTGACCTTGTCAAACTCGTCTTGTATCGGACGAGTCATCGGAATTGTTTCTCCGCTGATTTTCGAAATTGCGACTCCCAAGCCTTTTGCCGGATCAGTACCAGGCGACAATACGATTACTCCATTATCGCTAAGAAAGAAAGTTTGTGGTCCGCTCTGAGCAATACTCTTGCGAGCTACGCAACCGTGCTGGCGGGTAATCTCGTAGGTATTTGCCGCGCTCACGGTTGCAATGTTGTTGATCATATGGATCGAGTTGCGCATGAACACAATCAACTGATCTTCCTGATATGGAAAGAATCCAACGAGTTTATCCGCGCTTCCCTTATTTATTCTAAACTGCGCGTCTGCGGTCGTGTACTTGTCGGTATTGAGCAAGTTACTCATCAAGACCGTATAGTTCGAGTCCGTAGGTTGTGGAATGATCAAACGATTTCTGTGGAAAACTCCGAAGTCCGTATTCGGACATTCTATGTTCCCTGCGCCCGGACTTGCATTTTCTTTGACTACAAAATCTGTTGGTGATGCAAAGTTTCCATCCCATTCCAATGGGGTTTTGTTTTTACCACGAAACAAAATTAATTTTTCCAATGACTGCACAAAGGATGCGCCATCCGCTTCTGCCACTACCTCGCTACCGGGATAATCAATTGCAATGCCCGAATTGTTGGCATCATTCCAAATGATTGCTTTTGTCTTGGTCGCAACCACTACGAACTCCTCGCCGCTTGCAGGGTCCGAGAAAACAGTTGATGTGAATACTCGCTCATCCCCTCCATTGTAGCTAAGGGTCAAACCGCCAGCCAAGAAATCAATCCCTTTGCGGGTTTCCGCCAAGTCTCCGGTCAGTCTCATATTCTCGCTGGTCTCAACGAATCCACCTTCCAAGGACGTGTTCTCAAGGTAAGAATCAATACCGCGAAATCCACGATCCCCATCGACAAGCGTGGGATCGTCAAGCGGACCAGATGGAGAATAACGTGGCATTACTTCTTCTTTTTAATTTCCTGATAAAGTTTTAGACTCATATATGCCAAGGTTACCAAGCCGACCAAGATGCCAACAACCGAGTCAAATGCGGACAAGCCGAACGTTGCGAGCGTTCCGCTCATGCCTACGAATGAAACCCGATCAAACATTATCTTCTGCCTCCTGGTGTAAAATAAAATCCAATGATTAACGGCAACACGACTGTTGCTTCGAAGAGTGCAATATGTCCCGTTGTAACGACCAAAGGGGCTTGCTCTGCCGGAAAACTGATGAGTCCGAAAAGAAATTCTTTTTTTCCTTCACCTGTAATATTTGTGATGCTGACGAGTGGAACGCTTGGGAAGAGGGTAGTGATGCACGTGATGAATGAGAGCGTGAACATGCCGATAAGAGCAAGCATGCGACGAGTAGCACGAGTAAAAGCTCCACCAGGCCCACTATTGAGTGTCGCCTGGAATTTAAGAGCAAACTCATTGTTTCTACATTCTCTCGCCATTTCCATTTCATATTTCTGCTGACGAGCATCGGTAATCGCGCCAAACACGCCTTTAAGAATACTCCCCATTGCGGCCGACCCCCCACCGGTAAGAAACAACGTAAGAAGTTCAAACATTTCATTTCTCCTCCAAGCGTTTGAACAAATTCTTCACGTCCTCGCGCCGATCCTCGGCAAGCTTGGTAAGGTGGGAAAGGTCTTTCGATTGTCCCGCGTTGGCAATCTCCAACTGGCGTAGTCTATCATTCATCTTTTCAAGCTCCCACTTGTTTCTTTTGATAAAGAATGCGAGGATGGAGAGGGCAACACCAACTCCTGCGAACATATAATGGGATATTTCCATGTCATTGCCCAACAGATCGATACCTTATTTTATCCAGCAGTTCGTCATGCTTCCCAATTTGTTTTTCTAAAAAGGAAAGTCTCATGTTTTGTTCCGCGTCATCGGGCAAAGCCCCAAGTTCTCCCCTTGGCCATTTTACTCTAAACTCACTATTCATATCCACCTCGTGGTGAAGCCTGACGTTCTCATTTCGCAAGTCATCAATGTCGGATTTGATCGTGACGTAGGAGTATGTGGCTATTGCGACCGCGCCAATGGTCTTGGCCATAAAGGCAAGATTTGCCTTTATCTGCGTTCCTTCTCCTACTTCTGTGGCCATTACTCGCTTGGTGTCCAATCATCACCTGACAGGATTGTGAGAATTTGTGAGTGTGTGTAAGTGTCTTTTCCGTAAAGGAATCGAGGCTTTGCTCCCTCGTACTTGACGAAGGTTTGAGTCTCTTCGTTGTTGTATCTAAGAGTTTCAGCGCTCGTTTCAAACACTTGGCTAAAGTCAACGCTCTCAACGTCTTCTGCACCAATAATACAATACTTCCTGCTCATGATGGTACGCTTGAACTGAATGTAGGTCCGTTCGTCAAAGTGCCATTGTTGCCACCACTCCCTTGATCGGTAATAGTAGTGCCACTTCCTGAGTTATTATCACCCATGCGCCACCATCCGTTTGGACTCAAGTCAGTCAAATCCGAGGGTACTCCCGAATTGTACAAAGCAATAGTGTCGCTCGCAGAAAGTGGAGTTGACCAAATTGCAACCTCGTCGATTAATCCGTTAAAAAAGCGATTATTGTCATTTCTTTTTGCGACATTAAAATTCGAAATCGGTATCTTTGCTTTGGATTCAACTCCAACTACTCGACCGTCAGCGTTTTTGACTTGGACTCCATCTAGGTAAATTTCGTAATCTGATCCGCCCCATCGAATTGCAAGATGATGCCAATTAGTATCTATTGTCGCTGAACTTGAAGTGTAGCCATAAACCCAATCGCCCGTGTACAAAGTGATTAATTCATTAGTAAGATCACTCGCAACAGATCCTGTTTGAACCCCTGCGAAAACCGCAAAATTACTTACTCCCGTAAATCCAACAATTGCTTTGGGCGCGCTAGAAGTGGTTATTGTCGAATCTGACTTAAACCACAAGCTCAAGCATCCCAGATCGTAGCTTGAACCAATCGCCATGGAATCGTTAGTACCGTCGAAGTCTACGCTGAATTGATTGACTAAAGCACCACCACCACCACCAGCCGCTCGACCACTCGACGTAGCCGACTTTCCGCCTCCGAGTCCGAGGCCAAGCGATATTACGGAATTAGACATTATACGCGATTACCGCACCACTTGTAAGCGTGACGCTCGTAAATCTTCCGTACAGTACGGTTCCCGCAGAAAGTGTGGTTCCGTCAACTCCAGTACAAATGTTTGCTAAATTTGTAATGTTTGAAGATTGCGCGGCAAGTACGGTATCTTCCGTTGCTTGTATGGCAAAGAAATCGCCAGTTACTGCTCCCGTTCCGTTAATGTACTGTCCGCCGTTAAGTCCTAAACCTCTATATTCTGATGCCATGATATTATATTCCTGTGGGTGATGTGGTTCCGTAAGTTATAAATTGTAATTTGCTCGACTGCATTTGTTGCCTTTCAAGCTTGTCAAGTTCTTGGATAATGACCGATTCCGCTTGGGCTTGGATCGGACCCGCTTTTTCAAATTGTGAGTCGGCCAACAAATAATCGGCAAATGCCCCTAGAATCGCATATTCCGCCAAGAAGTATGGATAATCATCTCCAGCGGAATATCCCGTGAACGGCGCTCGGTACAATACGTAAACCGGAGAAGTGCTTGAATGATTGACCAAGACCGCTTGTCCGAAGTCAGAAGTTGACGTGGAAGAGTGTTCGATGCGAAAAGCCAAGTCCTGACAACTTCCGGTTTCATATGGGTCATGCTCGGTGACTCGCAAAATTTCTCCAATCGTATTTCCAAACTCCAAGACTGCAATGATCGTAGCCTCTGCGGTTGCGCCCGAACCCGAACCTCCGCTTATGGTTACCGTAGGAGCGGACGTATATCCCGTGCCAGGATTGGTGACTGCGGCTCCGTTGACCTCATTGTCCGAGTTTTTGGTAAGTGTGGCGGCGGCGCTCGCTCCTCCCCCGCCCGAAAATGATGCGGTTGGAGTTCCGCTATATCCACTCCCTCCGTTCGTAATGTTTACGTTCCTGACCTGTATATCGGGAATTTTTTGCTCCAAGCGAATGGCATCAGGCCATCTTGCCCGCTCCCATCCCAATCGTCCATATCGATTGAAGCTACGAATGGCGGCATTTTGCTCGGAGGTCAAGAATGCGTCAATCCCGATCATTTGGGTAAGATCGGTGAGCATATCGTTGACGGATACTGTCCTCATGTAGTCTTAAAACTTGGTCCGCTAAAACTTTGTTTTTCCATCGACTTCGCTTTGAAGCTTGGATTGTCTCTAAGGAATTCGTTTACGAAGCTTTTGTCCCCCCAACATCCACGCTCCGCTTGATGCCAGCGAAAATATTCACGGGCTGGAATCGTGCCTTTGAGTTGTCCGAGTCCGTCAGTCTTTGCAGACCCCATCTCTGCGTTTTCCTTGCGAGCCATTTGTTCGCGCATCGAAGCCTCGTGTTGTTCAAGGTCAACTTCGTAACGCAAATAACGATCCAAGTTTTTCATAAACTGTGAACCGTTTCCGTCTTTCCACTTGGGTAAGAATATATCCGCCATGTTTTGTGTGGTTAGGTGTGAACCGCCCCCCCGAAGGGGGGCTAATTCACCACTAAATTATGACTTAGGCAAATTGACCGAGGTCAACGATGCGAAGGCCGATAACAATCTTTCCGGCGGTAGCCGATGCAATTGCGGCATCGGTGACTTCCAAAAGAATGGAAGTTGCGGAGTTGGTTCCGCCTACTGGTTGGGATTGATTGCCCGTGAATGCGTCTCCGGTGTTGAACACGGGAGCGCTCATTGCATCAACGTCGAGAGCGTCGATGAACTCATCGGGATCGCCGCTTGTGGTTCCAACGTCAATGACGAGGGAAGTCGTTCCGGCGAAGGCTTCGGCTTCGAACACTCCGACCATCTCGACCGCACCCCCGGCAGGGATGGTTGCGAGGGTCTTCTGTCCGCCGTTGCCAATCGTTTGCAAGTCTTCGAAGGTTGCGGTGTAAATGTGAGTAAACCCGCGTCCCGCTTCATTATTACTTAATTCCGACATTTGAATAATCTCCTTATTGTTTAGAATTAGTTAAAGAAACCGTGAGCTTTAGGCATGTGACATGCAAGCCCTGCGATTACGTCACAGAAACCTCTGCGTCCGCCTCCTTGATTCTCAAGTTCCGAGTTGGACTCGGCTTTGAGAGTATGGATGGCAACGTACTCAGGATCGATAAGCAGTCCAGCGTCACCGTCGATAGTGGAACTACCGGAGGTGCGATTCAAGAATACTGACGGTACAATGGCCACAGTACCGAAGTCTCCTTCGTAGAGGTTAACAGTAAGCGTGATCTTCTTGCTTTCTGCGGGTTGAGTTACGGAGAATGCAAATCCTGCTCCGCCAGCCTGACGGGCAAAATCACTAATCTCTTTTTTCAACTGCGGTCCGGCAATCAAGGTAAGCTGACCACCTGGCATTCCGTTGGCTTCGTAAAGCTCTTGAAGAACGCTATTGAAGGTAGCTTCGGTTTGGGTTCCAGTCGTGTCGTTGGCAACGTTTTGAGCAAACGTTGGTATGTCGGATGGTTGACCACCAACTCCAAGCCATTTGAACATTCCGCGAGTTTTGTATGGAGCGCCAGCGCCTGAATCAGCTTGACGATCTTGTGCGGAACAAACGGCGGCTTCAAGGTCACGCTTGATTTCACGAACTGCTTTGGCTTCGGAAGCGGCGAATTCATTCGCAACTCCAGCCGTATCAACGAGTTCTGCAATGTCAGAGACTGCGTAAGTACGGCGGAACTTTTGAATGTAATTTCCGATACGAGCGCGGTTTGCGGCTTTGTTGTCGAATGCGGTTACGTCCTCTCCCTCGTTAACTCCGTCGAAGTTAGCGGTGGAAAGGTCGTCAACTTGAACTTCGAAAAAAGTTCCGGTTGCAGTTGCTTTGTTTGCCATCGAAACAAACGGAGTGGACTCAGGTTCAAGGATCGTCAGCACATCCGACAAATCCTCTCTTTGGCCTACGGTATTATAGGTAGATGCTTTAGGCATTTTTTTACCTCCTTAGATATGATTAAGATTTTGTTATGCGGTTGCCCGCTTGAGTTTAATGTAAGTCTGATAATCCGCCATTGATCCCGATGCTTCGTATTTACGCTTCGCGGCATCAACCTCTTTGTTCTTCTTAGCCTGTGGCGTTTTCGGCCTACTCGATCCCGCTTCCGCGCTCGCTACCGGGGCTTTGGGTTTGGGTTTCGGCTTATTCGCCTGTGCTTGTCTTGCTTGTACGGACTTCATTCCTTCGACCATCAACCCTAAAGCAAAGTTGCTATTAGGAAGATATTCAACCAAAGGCTTGTAGAGCGGTGAAGCTTTGACTTGCATGAACAGTTTGTAATCGTCGCTTTCCGGTTCCCCAAGGAATTGAAAAGTTTGAATCGCTTGCTGGTCGGCTTGGGTACGTTCCTTGATCCAATTCTGCCTAGCGGGCGCATCCTTGCGAAGAATCTTCTTTGCATTTGCGCGGATGCGTTTTAGCTCGGCTTTGGTATAAGTCTTGTCCCCATCCTTCAACACGTACTCGTTTCCGTCAACATCGTATTCCGCCTCGTTGTCCATCCCCTCTTCCGCCCATTCAATGAGCGTTTGTAGGTTCTCGACTTCCTTGGCTAATCCGGCTTCGTCGGCTACGTTGTGTAGTGCATTGTCCTTGAGGAACTCAGGAAGTTCGCTTGTCGCAGGTTGTTGAGCTTGTTGGGCTTGCGCCTGTAACTCGGCATTTTCAGCGAGCAATGCTTTCTTCTGAGCGGTCAGTCTTCCGAACCGCTTGACCGCAGATGCGTTCAGCGACTTTGCAAGTTCTCGACTTTCCTCCTCGGACAAACTGTCCAGGTCTATGTTAAACTTTGAAAGAACGTTTTGAGGTTCTGTCTGCTCTGAAGTCTCCTCCTCGGCTTCGATCTCCTCGACGGATTGGTCCTCAAGCGATTCCGTAGGCTCCGCAGTTTCTTCAGCGGGTTCGTCCTCACTCTCGGTCGGTTCAGGTTCAGCTTCTTTGGCTTGTCTGCTCTTCAATAACTGATCGGCAAATTCGGCCATCGAGACGTTCCCGTCACCTTGCGTTTCACTATCCACGGAATTTTCAGAGGATTCCGAGACAACCTCTTCGGTAATTGTTTCCATAACTTCAAGGCTAGATTGCCTAGTGTAGCAAAATATAGTGCAATGTACTTACAGAGGCAACAAAAAAGCCCGCACGACTACCCCAGATCGTGCGGGCTTGGGTGTGGATATGACTGAATCAAAGTTTGTAGAAGTTGTCCAACTCCTCGTCTATTGCCTCTAATTTTCCGGTCATCATAAAGTGTCTGTTCGTACTGTCAATTACCGCTTTAGTCTGCAACTGGCGTATAACTTCTTCGCGCATTGCTTCGCGCATTTTAATATAAGTTTTAAAATTAGGGTCGTTTTTGAGCGCAACCAAGGCAACAACCGCTTCTTCAGGATCGATCTCATGATAGGTTTTCATTTTAGAAGTTCGTACAATAGGGATAGGCTTAAAAACATTAAGTCAATGATGGCATCTCTTTCGATGAAGAACATGACCAACACAATAATCCAATACCATTCTCTTTGCAGATGTTGCACATTTTTATCTCTTCTTGCCCTTATGCAGTCCGTGCTTGGCGTATTGCTTGCCCTTTTTGGTCGCGGCTCGTTTCTTTCTGTTTGCCGCCGCAAGCTTTGCCCTGCCCGATTTTGTGCTTTTTAATTTTTTGATCGTTGCAGATGGAGCGTAGACTTCTCCCGTCTCCGAAGACTTCTTGCCGGAAGCGGTCCTCCACTTCTGCTTAGTCCATCGCTTGAGCGATTTCTGCGACTTTTTCAATGCCATCAGTTG